GTGCTATGCAAGCGAGGATGGCCCCAACGCTAAGGTGCTGGACCGCGCCCGAGCCGCCCTATCCCAGCCCGAGCCGCCAAGCTTGAAGGAGCAGGCGCTGATCCACTTTGACTCTTACGCCGCATCGTTTGAAACATCTGGCGGAGATTCCGACTTGATTCGCCGCGCCCTTGAACAACTTCCTGATCACGAGTAGTCGCTTCCAATAGTATGCCTGCACCAGTTGAACTACCTCCGACCAAAGAGCTACATGAACTTTTTGAATACCGGGACGGCTCGTTGTACTGGAAAGTGCGACGTGGCAAAGCCGGAACAGGCAAGAAAGCCGGATGCGTAAATAAAGAGGGTTATTTAGTCGTTGGCATCAAGTACAAAAAGTGCCTGGTCCACCGCATTGTGTGGGCCATGCACGGCAACGAGCCAGTCATAGTTCTAGATCACATAAACAACGACAGGCAAGATAATCGCATTGAAAATCTACGAGCGGCAGACTGGACCATCAATGCTCGTAATGCGAGCGTACGCAAAGACAGTACCTCAGGAATCAAGGGAGTCAGTTGGCAGAAGGAGAGCCGCAAATGGATTGGTCAGGTTTGGCACGAAAACAAGATTTATAAAACAAAGTGCTATGAGGACAAAAATGAGTGCGCTGCGGCAGTTAAAGCGCTGCGCGAGTCACTACACGGAAAGTTCGCTCACCACGGATAGCTTCGCCAAACCCACAAGTCACCTTCTTTAAAATGTCTGAACACAACTGGCTAGAACCGCTTGATCGTCGCATTAAACAAACGCGAGAAGAAACAGAAGCCATCAAAAAAGAGACTGCCGCCATCATGAACTTAATTGCAACATTCAAGGTTCCCGTTACTTTCTCTTTAAGCATTGAACAACAAAAAGAAGCGCGACAAGCTGTTAATTGCTTTTATCTTGGAGATCCAGAGTGTAATGTTTTGAACCCAGAAACAATGCAGTATGAAGCCAAGTATCCACAAAAAGAAACCTCTGAATTTAAGAAAGCCTGTCGTAATCTTGTTCAAGGCACAACAGAATACCTAACCATTGGTCTTGACTCGTCCGGCGGGCTTTTCATCCTGAACCCTTGACAGCCAAGGGCAAACCTGGTACATTGGCTGGTCTCTCCATCGACCATGACCACTCTCTCTCAACTCTGGAGCGCCTTCATGGAAGAGCGCTCCATTTCTTTATGTGCTACCAGTCTCACTTCTGACTACAAACAAGTAGAAAAGTGGCTTGGTCGTTGTCCCATTCAAAATATTAACGATGCAAGGAAAATAATGATTTGGACTTTAGGAGAAAAGCCAGTGCTTTCTTCTCGTCGCGTGGCAATGTACGTGAAGACGATGTATCGCTGGGCAGCGCAAGAAGACGTTGGTATTCTTGACAAAAACCCGCTAGCAAGTTTCAAAATGCCAAAAGCCCCTCAGCGCGATGAAGAAATTATCGTCATCCCTCGCAGCGAAACAGCACTAGTACTGGCGGCATTGGAAGCAAAGCGCACCTATCGCAACGTAAACTGGTCAATTTATACAGAATTTATGCTGCAAACTGCAATGCGCACTGGAGAAGTAAGGGCATTAAAATGGGTTGATATCAAGGATGGAAAGATTCTTGTTCATTCAAACTATACACTCACTCATGGCTTGAAAAACAGCACTAAAACAAACAAGCGCCGTTGGGTGCCCTTGAATAGTCGCTGCCAAGAAATGCTTGACGAGCTTCCGCAAGACAATGAATATATTTTCCCGTGGGATAGGCTTGCATTTCAGAGTTATTTCAGGAAAAAGCTAATGCCTTTGCATGAAGCTGAAATCATTTCCCATTTGTATCGCCCGTATGATTGCCGCCATACTGCCATTAGTCGTTGGGTGGAGGCTGGCATTCCAGTGCCGCAAGTTGCAGCATGGGCAGGCAACACAAGTGAAATCATCTTTAAACACTATTGCAATACAACAAAAGAATACGAGATGCCAGTGCTGTGATCCCCTCTTAAACTAACTAAGACCATCTTGATTAATCATGGCTACTACTTACGAATGGAAGATTGCTCAGCTTGAGCGTCAGCTTTCCAACGGCATTGTCTACACTTTGCATTATACGATTGAAGCCTTCGATGGCACTTATCGTGCCTCGGCGTACGGCTCTCTTGGTCTTGAGGCGCCAGAGGAAGATGAAGCCATTCCGTTTGCTGATCTCACGGAAGAAATTGTAGTGGGCTGGCTGCTTGATAAATTTGGCGAGGAGAAAGTGGCTGAAATTGAAGCTGCCCTCCAAGCTCAAATTGATGAGCAAGCTGCCCCCACTAAAGGCACTGGCCTGCCCTGGGCTAGCTAAACTTCTGTTTTCGTCTTTTCTCCATGGCAGCCCGAAGCAAAGTAGGCATTAGCGGACAAAAGCTCTTTACGCCTGGTAAACCTAAAATGACTCGCCAGGGCAACGGCAAAAACAGCAAAGCTAGTCACGGCAGGAAATTGCGCAAAGGACAGGGCAAATAAGCAAAGGGCCGAAAGGCCCTTTCTTTTTGCGCGTACAATAAAAGAAAGACATTATTCTCATGGGACAAGTAATTAGAGGCGGTGAACAGTTTGAAACTCATATTGAGGCAGATTATCGAGGAAAGATTTTACAAAAAGGCCCCGATAGTGGCAGCGTAGATGCCTTCGGCAGACAGCGCACGAGTGCTCCCTATACGCTTTTTGATAGCACAATGCGCTATGACAAACGTCCTGATCAATGGTTTGACAGCATTGTTGGTAGTGGCACTTCTACGTTTTTAACGCATCAAAGCAGTGTGGCAATGAGCACCACCACTGCATCGGGAGATACTGTTCTTCGTCGTACTAAACAGAACTTCCCGTATCAGGCAGGTAAAAGCATGATGCTTTTGCAAAGCTTTGTTGGTGCTCCTCTTGCTTCTGGTCTCATTCAAGAAGTGGGGATTTTTAATGATCAAAATGGCGTGATGCTACGCGCCAGTGGTGCCACGGTGCAATTCGTTGTCAGAAGTTATGCATCTGGCACTATTAATGAAGACGTGGTAAATCAAAGCGATTGGAACATCGACACGCTTTCTTCTCTTGATTTTGCCAAGGCGCAAATCTTTACTGCCGATTTGGAATGGTTAGGAGTGGGACGTGTTAGGTGTGGCTTTGTTATTGACGGAGAAATAGTTTATTGCCATGAGTTTGAACATTTCAATGCATTGGATAGCGTCTATATGACAACAGCTATCCTGCCATTGTCCTATCGCATTCATAATGCCAGTGCTCAAACGTCTTCAGCGACAATGAAGCATGTTTGTTGTAGCTTGTTGAGCGAAGGCGGCTACGAGCCAGATGGTGCCATTTATTCAGTGTCGCATAGTCTTTCAACAGTACCCAACACTTCTGGAGAACGCATTACTGCTGGCATTCGTATGGCCAGTGGTCGCACTGGTAATGTCATTCTTCCCGTGAGGATTTCTACAACTACTGGATCTAGTGACGTAGTGTTGTGGCGACTACGGTTAAACCCTACGCTTTCTGGCGTTACTTGGAGCGCAGCCAGCAATGGTAGGGGCAATGTAGAAGTGACGACAAGCGGCACTGCTACGGGGGGCACTGTGATTGATTCTGGTTTTGTCAGTCAGGGCAGTGCTAATAACTATGCAGTGGCAGAAGCCATTCGCTTAGCGCTGGGGCAAAATGCCTCTGGCGTTAGCGACACGTTGATTCTTACCGTGGACACTGACGTGAACGCTAAAGCTTTAGGCATGATTGGCTGGGTGGAAGTAGTGTGACCAGCTAAACTAAGGGCTCACGCCCTCTTTTTATGGATGCGTTTAAGGACCAGTGGCATCAGCAGCAAGTGGATCACATCTCAGACGCTCTTCAGGAGCTTCTCACTGATGATGATCCCGCTGTTGCCATTAAAGGGCTCAGCGAAGCCATTGCTAGCTGGGAAAACTATCACGAGAAGGAACTAGCTAAGTGGAAGCGCCTCAGGGCGCTTCTGAACTGGGGAGCTGGTACGTAATCCTCAACTCTCCCCCTAGTGCCTTTACAGCCTCACTAGCGTTTGCTGGTGGGGCTGTTTCAATAAGAACAGACGGAGTAATGGCATTGGGAAGGGGAGTGATTTTGGCTTCAGGAAAAAGCTTATGAGCTTCCCATGCGAGAGCATTGGCTTTATTTTCCTTCTCTTCTTTCTCCCATTGTTCCACGAGAGAAGCAGTTTGTTTATCAATGGCTTCCATGGCGATTTTAGTTTTCCATTCTGTCCAGTCTGGACGACAATGTTCCATGAGCAGTTTGAACCATGGATTAAAAGCAAGAGAGGGCCATCGTGAGACGGCCCAAAGTCCTGCTTCGTAACAGAGAGCATTAAACCAACTTTCGCGAGTCATATTTTCTTCAGTATCGTCTAAGATTAAAGGGCAGCGGAAGTGCAATTCCCTGCCCACGGACACCTAAAGGAGGTAGGCATCATGTTCATGATAGAAGAATGGCGCCCCGTCGTTGGATACGAAGGGGTTTACGAGGTAAGCAATCTTGGTCGGGTGCGAAGTTTAGACCGATGGGTCCGAGCTAATTCTGGTCGCAGGAGAACTGGAGTTCGCTATTTCACTCCATCACCATCGGGAAAAAGCAGAAAATACAAGAAAGTTCTTTTGCGCAATCCGGACAAGCAACATCTTGTTCATCGGCTAGTCTTGGAGGCTTTTGTCGGGCCACGGCCAGACAATTGCGAAGCTAGACATTTAGATGGCGATCCTAGCAATAATAGGCTTGATAATTTGGCATGGGGCACTAAAGCAGAAAACGAAGCAGATAAAGTCAAGCATGGAACCTTACTTTGCGGCACGGCGAACCCTGCCAGTAAACTTACTGAAGTCGATGTGCTATGCATACGTGCAAGCAATGAAAGGCAGGTTGATTTAGCGAAGATCTACGGAGTAAGCCAAGCAGTTATTAGCGCTGTTCGTTTGCGCAAAATATGGAAACACGTTGATTAGCCTTCCTGGAAAACCGAACAAAATATTTTACCTTTCTTGTAAAGAGGAAGAATTTTGTCACGAAGGTCAACATTTTTCAGGCGAATACATCCATGTGTAGGAACTAGGGGCTGATTAGGTGCCCATGCACCTGGCCAGCCATTAGCGCTACCACCGCCATGACACGCGATACCAGCTCTACCATTATTCCGCTCTTGACCCTCCAAGTCAATCATGTCGAAGGTGTACCAGCCATACGCCATTAGAGTGCGATCATATGCAGGCTTATCGCCTACACGCTCGTAGTCTTTATATACCTCTCCGAACACGTATACCCCCACGGGCGTGTCAGAGTTTGTAATTTTCCATTCAAAGTCACTATATTGCCCGCGAGCAAGGCAGGGAATTTCCCACAGCAGCTTTCCTTCATAAGAAAAAGCTTTCATGGTTTCCACTGCATCGTTCACAATTAAATGCGAATCACCAGGCTTAAAGCCAAAATCTTGAGGACGCTTCTTGGGACCAATCATAGTAAATTGCGTAGTTTCTGGAGCGTATTCCTTCATAAGCTTTGAAAGCTTTGCAGGATATTCTGGATCAGTGGCATAGCTTTGCTCTTTCAGCATGCGTGCCGCTGCATAACGATTAGGCGCATTATTTACGCCCTTGAATTGACGATAATCCTTATACCAACGCGCAACAAGATATTCAATGCAAGCGGCAAGACTGGGAAAGTCAATAAAGCCTGCTTTGATTGTCACCCATTGACCATCGTAAAATTCTTGAGTGGAAGTGGTGGTGCCCGCACCCTTTAGTCCTAAAAAATTATTTTTCCCAGAGGTGTGCTTTCCAAAGCCACTTTCTAGGCAGCATTGTGCAGCAACAAGTTCTGGATAGCGAGCACCACATTTACGGGCAATTGCAAAGCATTCATCCCAGAATGCTCTATTAGAAGCCCACATGGCTTCAGTCCTTCACGCGGAAGATAGCCTTAAGACCAGTCAGAAGCAGTTGCAGAATATTGTTTTCTTTGTAGGGAGTGCGCTCAATAATTTGATCAAGAGCAGCAACAATGATGCCACCAACAACGAACCATTCGACGCCAGTCATGATGATTCTCCTAAAAGATGGGAAAGGGGAGTTCCTAAAGCCTAGCGTTTAATCTCAAGGCTGCGCACTCTTGTTTCAATATCGCTCATTTTGTCCGTTAGAGCGCTAAGTTTTTCCGTAATGCTTTCAATTTGCACTGCCACTTTGGCCTGTTGATTGCCGACAGTAATAAGCATGGCTCCCGTGGAAAGAAGCATGCCAGCCGTGATAGTGGCCACAAAATTGGCCATGCCTTGCTTGAATGGTTCCATGGGGATTCCCTGCAATTTTTATATTAGCTAAAACGCATTATTTGCTTGTTGCCCGTTAGATTGTTTGCAGAAAAAGTAAATAGTGCCATGCCAAGAGCGAATGGTCCCGATGAGCTGCTTTACTCTCTCATTGAACTTCGCCCTGGAGACGCTAGAAGAAGATTCCGTAAGAGCATTTTCGAGGATTATCCCTTGCGAGGACCGCTCGGGCAATGCGCCTGTGCATATTGCGGGCGATGGGATCAAAAGCTGACTATTGATCACATTGTGCCAAAGAGCAAGGGCGGGCCTCATTTCGCAAAATATAACTTAGTGCCAAGTTGTCAAGCATGTAATTTACTAAAAGGAGCTGAGCCTATTTTTGAATGGTGGCGCCCACAGCGCTTCTGGACTGAGAAGCGGGAAGAAATTCTTTTGGCGTGGGTGCATCACAATAGTTTTGTTAGCGCCCACACTTCCTTGCAGGATATTGAAGCATTTGCGGAGGAGCGTGATTATTACATTCCACCGTCAAAAGAAGAAGCCCCCATTTCTGGGGGCTTTTGTTATACAGAATGGCAGGCAGCTTAGGCTTTATCTACTGGGACGGGATCAAATAGCACTTGTTTACCAGGGAGATCGTAACGAATGCCTGGCATTGGACAGAAGCCATCTTTGCAACCATTGTCAACATTGTTTTCAATGGCAGCTAGAGCTTCACGCTCTTGATCAGTTTCAAGAGCGAAGATGAGCTGACCAAGATACCACTTGGCTTTTTCTAAATCTTCTAGGCCATTTTTCTGCTCATAGCGCCAAACGTATTTCAGAATGTTGCCTTTCAGGAAGCCGCGAAAAGCTTCGGGCGTCATACTTGCTTCCATTGCCTCGATAGCTTCTAAGCCACCGCTGGCGTAATGAATGGGGCGCTCCACTGGATGGAAAGCTTCAGGGGCTTGTTCAAAAGGCATTGCCATTTTCCTCGAATGCTTGGAAGGCTTCTTTAAAGAGAGGGCGGGCCAATGTGGCCAGCGCTTGAGCGTAGCATTGGATTTCACCTTGCGCATCAGGCTTGTCGCGCAATGAGAGAAAATGCAGAAGGGCTTGCAAGCTACAGGTCCAAGTGAAGCTTGTGTAGGTGCTCATTGGCATGATTCCACGAGCCTGTTCTTTGCTCACGCCTAGCGTCAGGAGCGCCCTGTAAGCCTGCTTAGCCTGCTCTAATGCCTTGGCATATTCGATCATCGCCATTTGATTCATAGACAGCTCCAGAGGGCCAGCAGAAGCCTGTTTATTGCTGGTGCTTTGCTGCCTAAATTCACGAGGCATGTAATACGTGTCGTCGTCTGCTTCGCAATAGCGAAAGCTTTTTTCGTTCCAGCCAAGTTGATCATTGGCATAGGTGCCACCAATAACATGCTTCCACCATTGACGAGCAATAAACAGCGGAGCTTTCACTTGCCATTTCGTGACAACGCCCCTGAAGGGGCTAGTGTGCTGATGCTTCACCAAATAGTTAAGAAGCTTCTGATCTTTATCAGTCCATTCAAGAGAGGCTTGATCGAAACTTTGCCGCGCATCACAAACGATGTCAAGCGAAGTTCCCATCCAATCAATGAGCCTGACAAAGCTAATACCGTCACAGAGGGGATCAATGGCTTGAGAGAGCGAGGAAGTCATGAACCAACAGAAAAGGGCGGAGCCTCTGGAAGCCAATAATAGGCGCCAGCTTCGTTTCAGCGTGCCAAATAATGCGAGCTTTGCTTTGTCTTCCGTCTTTCACGATGGCAGCAATGGTGCCCAAGAGGCTTGTGGGCATCCATCCCGCAGCAGTGGGCTGCACATACACGACGGTTTGCCCAACTTCCCAAGTGTGGGACACTGGCGTTTTCGGGAGGGCTCTGAAGGAAGCCGTACCAAGCTTTTCGGCTTTCCTTCCATCGTCCACTGCGTAAACAAACTGCCTGCCATTTCTCTGCATCGCTAGGCTAAAGCAAACGACGGGAGCCCTATGTCAAGAATGTTTTCCATTCCAGTAGCATTAAGCTACAACGGACGCGACTACATTGCTGAGATGGGGCCTTTTGAACGGAGCATGGAAAGGGACTTTGCCCTTGTCGCCAATAAGAAGGCATTGGAAGAATGCAACGACATTGATAAGCTCAAGGAGGTGGCATGGAATATGATGCAGGGCTGGAGCAACATGCAAGATGCCACTGCTTCGCTTGTTAAGGAAAACCTTGAACTGCGTCAAGCCATGCAGATTCAGCAAATGGACTTAGAAGCAGCAGACGCTTTGCTTGGCGAAGCTGGTGAAGCCATCAAGACATTCGCAGAACAGCAGCAATCTTCTCAAGCCAGGCGATTTCTTTGGCCGTTTGGGAAGTAAGCAAAAATACTTTCCAGCCACAAAGCATGGCTAAGTTAAACTTTCGGGCGTCTCGTTCGTAGCCAGAGCCAGTAACATGACGGCCACGATTAAAAGTGCCGCCTTGTATTTCAATGAGAGAGCGAGAAGGAAGATGTGCAAAATCTGCCCTGTAACGTTTTGAGCGTTTGCTTTTGGCATAGCGCTCCTGAAAATCAGTTTCCCAAGCTTCAACGTCGCTGAATTCCCGAATCAATGAAAGGTCGGGGTAGTGAGCTTGCCAAAGCCCGAGAAACTGATCTTCGAGAGCACTCACAAGCTATACAGCAGCAAAGGCCACTTTAGCTCCTTGATCTTGGTACTTGCCATCGCCGTAAGCATTGGCCACGTCACTGTCAAGCTGGTAGAAAGTGATTTGCACTATCCCCTCATTAGCGTAGATCCTTGCTGGAAAAGCCAAGGGATTGACAATACAAATAGTGAGATAGCCAGACCAGCCAGGCTCAATTGGCGTAACGTTAATGATTGTGCCTTGACGAGCATACGTTGACTTCCCATCCGTAATGCCCATCACATTGTTAGGCATCGAGATGCGTTCAAGGCTAACGCCAAGAGCGTATGAAAACGGAGGAAGTACAAAGAACGTGCTGCCATTTTCTTGACGAGGCTGCTGCTCTTCCATTAGCTCCGTATCAAAGCTCTTCACGTCAAGAGGAAAGTCTTTGCTCACGCTGTTATCAATGACCATGAAGCCTTCAGGAGAAAGGCGCAGGTCATAGCCAGCATGAGACAGGCCATAAGACAATGCTTTCGTACCATTGTCTAGTTCACGACGCTTCTCTCCAGTGAAAGGAAAGATGATGTCGTTTTCAGCGAGAATGCTAATTTGCTTGTCGTTGAGAAGCATGAAAGAAAAGGGGCGTTGCCGCCCCCAAGAAACAACGATGGAAGAAGGCGTCAGAACAAATCGTCGCTAGACGAAGATGAAGCCATTGCGGCTTCGCCGTTTTGCCAGAAGGAAGAATAAGCCTTAGGGCTATTCTCCATCTTGTTGACAGTCACTTGCCCTTTGAAATGAGGGGCAGTGTCCTTATCACGCTTGTCGTTGTTCCACAGTGCCACGCGGAAGCTGTAGTTTCCTTGTGCATTGGGACCAGCCTTTTTGGCTGCATTCAGAATGTCGGGGGTGAGATCGACAGTACCGCTGAAAACGGGAAGATTGCCAGAGGGCATGTAGTGTTCCTCAGAAGGAGAGTGGTCGGCCCTGGAGGGGCTCTAGAAGCATAGCTGGTGCAGACGAGGAGTCAAGCTCCCCTATCCATAGAAATGGTTAAGGGGCGTCCACCTGGATAGTGCTCAAGAAAATACTGCTGCGTTTTCTGGGCCATGATACCCGCCTGCATGGCAAGATCAGTGCCATCAAGGCTCACAATTTGAGCCTCTTGCCCTTCGCCAGTATCAGGGTCGTAAATGGCAATAGCGCAATGCGCCTCGTTGATTTCAATGCCGTACATTTGCTCAATGGCTTGGGAATAGGCCCCGAGCTGCATGCGGTAGTCACCTAGCTGCGTGTCAGGCTTTTGCTTGTAGCTTGTCTTCCAATCGAGCAAGGCGATATTGCCGTTGCCCATGGTGGCAAGCATGTCAAACGTGCCTGAGTAGCCAGTTTCAGTGGAGGGGCAATACCAAGCAATGGCGCTTTCCACTAAAAGGGGGCTAGCCACACCAGTGAGGAAGTTGGCAATGCTGTCGAAATAAGGAACGAACAATGGATGGGAATCGAGGTGACAGTTGATGTCCTCGCCGTTCCAGAAATCCTCTAGCACACCATGGAGCCAATTGCCACGTTCTACGGCAGAGCGTGTGCGCCTATTTGCCTCCTCATTGCCTACTTTCTTCCTCCAGTTCATGAGCGCTGCAATCTTGCCAGGCGGCGAACACGCGCTCGCAATAGTTGTCACAGAGGGCAAAACAATGCCTTCTGGGGCATTTGGAAAACCGTTCAAAACGTAATTCCGCTTGCCGTTGAGCTGTATCCGATTGGGTTCGTAGCGGACGAGAGAAGGCATCGAAAGGGCGTCGAGACATAGATCGTAACAGGGCACTATTTTTCGTTCATGTCCCAGAAATACTCACAGCCCTCTTCCGTGCAAGGCGGCGTTGCAAAATAACTTTGGAAGCGATCAGAGGGCGCCATGTAACGCCAGCAATCTTCCTTGACAGGGCATTCGTTGCCCGTACACATTGCAATATCAGGCAATTTTTTGCTCCTTTAAGACTTGAGGGACAAGGCGAATCCGCATTTTTGTATCAATACCAAGCTTGTTTTGGTGGCAAGATACATGCATGGGATAACCGCAGTATCCCGTAATTAGACAGGCATATTTATAGCGAAAGCTTTCTTTTGTGCCCGCCGCTTGACACTGTTTCCAGTGGCCAGATTTGACATTTTTCTTTCCTGCGATTGATCCTCCAATTTTTCCTGCATTTGAATACTGCTCAAAAGATAAAGCTTGACCACCTTTTGATCCAGCTTTCTTGTTTTTAATGGTCATCCACTCATGAAATAAATCCAATAATTCTGGCCAGTCATGCTCTATAAATACTTGTTCCCAGCTCCAAATACAAGGATGATTCATAACGCAAGATTGGATCACTCCATGGGCCGCATGTTGAGATGTGGTTAATTTGACTGTTTCCGTTCCGCCAAAGCACTTGGGTGTTGGATGATGTGCATTATGCAGTAAATCTGGATCAAGCCCAATTGATTCATTGTGCTCAAGGCATTTTGATGTGAAAAAATTTAAATCATCAATTGTTGGCATTGTTTTGTTTTGAACCCATTTCA